TCCAACCACGGCTTCATCGAGCTTAAAGTTATCAGTAAAGACAATGCGATTCTTTTCACGAATTGTTTGGTCGTTCTCATCTTTAAAATCTATATTCCCATAAAATGCTTTGTTACCTACTACTGTTGCTGTATTCCATTTTATTGGCTTGAGCCTTGTTTCTGCAGCTCTACCTGTAAGAGAATTATAGGTTGCGAGCTTTAATCCGTCATTAGGAAGATACCAAGTTGCTAACTTATCTGTTGAAACTGAACACACAAAAGCATCTTTGTGATTCCACGGATAGTCATCAATTGGTGTGCTAAGTATATCATAACCTTCACCTCTCCAATTACCCCACGGTACTAAAGTAGAAGATACTCCTGTTCTAAGTGTAGTTCCACTAACAGATTTTATGTTTGCTATAAATGTAGTTGGTTTTTCCAATTCAGCAGCAAAATCTGACAAACTTGTTTTATCGGAAATATTATCACAAACAATAACTGCTTTATCTGCAACAAAATTAGAATTAGTAAAATCCCATGCTCCATTACCTGATAATGTATTTTCATTGTATTCATTGTTTGTATGTGATAAATCATGTGCATCATTAGTGGTTGCACCATATGGCTCTAAACAAGGTATCCAAAAACCAGGATTAGATACAGTAGATATTTGACCACGGATAGCAGTCGTTACTGAAGAATCTTTTGCTCTTGGGTCATCTGAAAAACCATCTTGTATATCATAAGTAGTAACTAAGTACCAGTCTACATCATCTGCAGGTTGCCAATATAAATTAATACCTGTAATTCTTTTATTCCAACGAGCAAGGTCTGTACCCGTATCTATAACTAATTGTATGCCTGGATATAACTTACCATCAGCATCAACATCATTTTGTGAAAATACACCGATGTCACCATTAGCATCTCTTCCTAATTCACTTTCTTGTATATAGTCATAGATAAATGTAACGGTATATTTATCTTTATTTGTAAAAGTATCATCAACAGAAGAAGCTCCAAATCCTAAAGAACTTGATGAAGGAGAATATACAAATATACCTACTTCATTTACTGCATTAATTACATTACCTTGATCAAAAGCGTATTCTAAAGGAACAACTACTGGTGCTGTAAGCTCTGTATCTTCTAAAACCCATTCATTTACTGATGCTGCCATAGGAGGTTCTCTAAAACGAAATTGAGTTCTTGATTGTCCTTGCCCAAAAATATCTCTTTTAATATGTCCATACCATTTAGGGTCGTTTACAAAAGAACCATCGCTGATTCTTAGTATCTGATTATGTACTAAAAGATCATGACTAGGAGCTTCTTTAACGGTAATATCGTCTATTCTATAAGTATCATACCCTGAATAATCCACTGAATAAAATGCAATACCTGCATTGCTTATTTTTGGAGAAAAATAAAAAGTATTTGTACCTGTTAAAAGTCTAGTTGTATCAATATATGTTTCACTAAGATCTGCACTCTGAACTTTTAATTCTACTTTTCCTGCTCCTGTAATATTAGACAGTGTAAATTGTAATTTATAAATTTTATTTTTTTCCAAACTCCCTGCCATATCAGCATTGGTTTGTGATAATGCTCCTTCACCAGAACTACGAGTATAAGAAACATGAGCAGGGATTGATGGAGGTTCACCTGCATTAAATGCCCAACCAGTACCAAATGTCCAAGAACTACTTGTAGATAAAGAACCATTAGTAATTAATTCACTTCCTAAAGTAGAATAGGTATTTACTGTTGTCCAAGAACCTGAAGTTCCCTCTGCAACATCTGCCCTATATACCTTATCCGTATTAGCAACTACCCACCATTCAGTGCTTTTATCATTACCACTACCATCTTTCTCAGTTCGATAACGAAGAAATTCTGTGCTTGTATCAAGAAATAATGAAGAAGATTCTGAAAAGGCTTGTGAAGATTTAGCACTACTTGTACCAACTTTTGTAATACTACCACGCTTAGTATTGATAGCATTATCAAACTCTTGGAACTGACTATCTGATATATCTAACTCAGATTGATAGCTTACTAAGCCACCTGAAAAATCTCTTATAGTTTTTCTAGCCATTAAAAGTCATTGTATGGAACAGTTAGAACTGTACTTCCATCTCTGGACTGTCTTTCAAGTATTACTCGCTGTTTTTGCTCTAACCATTCATTTTTAAAATATGAAATTAAATTTAGGTCTCTAAGTCTTTCTGAAACCCTCCAACAAGGATAGTAAATTAATATTCTTTGATAACGCTCATCAATCTCTGGTTTACCAAAAGTAACTGATTGATTTGATGCAGAACCTGTAGCATTAGCTGTGATAACAATCGTAGTAGAATTAGTAATATTTCTTACAATAGTATTATCTGCAATATTTGCACCTACTATTGACATACCTGGTCTAACATCAGCCGTTGAATCCATCGTTACATCTGTAGAACCACTGGAAACATCAACTGTTGCATCAATAAACATTTTATGTGGTACATAATAATAATATACTTTTATTTCTTTTACTTCAGTAGGAGTAGGAAATATTCCTAATTTATCCTCATGAATGTAAAATGCTTTATCTGTAGTAATATTACTTAATGAAGAATCATCTGCAATATCATTGATTTCATTAATACCAATTCTTTGACAAATGCTACCATCATAATCTACTCTATATATACGAGTCATTGACTCTAAAGATAGACTTGTGCTTATTGCACCGTCTAAATTATTCTGATTTAATGTCCAGTCTGTAACTAATGTATTACTATCTTTCATTTGATATTCACTCTGATCTACAACTGAATTACGAGTTGCATATCCTTGTAATAAATTAGCTTCATCGCAAAGCTGAAAATGACCTTCATTGATAAGGTCATGTATAATTGAATCAGCTAAAACAGATGTAGAGTCTACACCTGTAATATTTCTGACTTCTGTTGTTATTTCTGATAAGGTCATAATATTTCCAATAAAGAGGGGGAAGTTAATCCCCCTCTAGGTTATTGATTACTAGGCATCAACATCAGTTCTTGCAGTAAGATACTGAATAACACCATAGTCCTTGTTATTATAGTCTGATATGCCGACACCGTAGATCTTGCCTGCAGAAATACCTAACTGATTTCCGTAGTCAAAAGTCTTTTCGACCCAGTTCATACCACTATTATCTGCAAAACAAGCTGCTTGCGCACCCATGAAGATGTTTCTAGCAAAAGGTACATCATCACCAGAACCTGCATCAGCTCCAGTAGTAATACCTTCGTGAGAGTGAACAACCACACCATCCCAAATACCTAAAGCACCTGAGAATAATGGGTTATCATTACCACGAACATTAGCTTCACGCTGTGCAGTCTGCCAACCATCTAGTGTAAACAGATCATAAGCAACTTCAGGATGTAAGATAAGAACATAGTATTCTTTTCCATCAACCCTTAGTGGTCTGATCTTGTAGTTATACGCACCACCAATCTTAGCGATTGTTTTCATTGCACTAATATCATCTAATGCAATTTTATCAGTTGCAGTTAATGCACCTTCAGGATCTTCTCCAGTCTGAGCATATCCACCTGCTTGCGCACTGTAGTAAGCGTGGTTATCTGCAGTCTGAGTTAATGCTGAGAAAATATCAGCATCAATTAGCTCTGCATACTGCTGTTTAAGAAGATCAAGAGCAGTGCTTCTGAAATTGTAAAGCACTTTACTATTCTCAAATTTACCTGTATCTCTTACAGCCAATCTCTTTTGATTAAGAGATACTGTATTAGCATAGGTAGATAGAGACTGCTCATTACCTTCTAATGCTGAATCACCACTAATTGCAGAACCTGTAAGCTGAGTAACAAGACCAAAGGTAACATCTTTACCTACACCTTCTTCTACTTGCTTTACATGAATTGCATTTCCTGGCCCTTCGCCCATGAATTTACTAAAATAGATTTCTTTACCGACTTCGACCTGGAGTTCTTTCGCCCATCGCGAGACCTCTAAGCCTGATGCCCAATCTGCTGCCATTTCTGACTCCTATTATTTAATATCCAGTAGTCACATCCATTAATGCTTTCCTACGAACATCACTTGGTAACTTTGCCCATTGCTCTGGTGTTAGACTATCATAGTCCGTGTCCGACTCGTTTCCTGTGCTAACATTAGACAGTGTGGTCGGTATCTTTGTTGCTTCCGTTGCTTTCTGTGCTTTATCTACCTGTGAGTTCGGGACATCATTAACGGGTTGTTGATTCTGGATGTTCCAAACATTATAAGCATCCTCTATAAAAGTGATGCCTCTTTCATCGCCAAATGCAGCTATCTTCGCTAACTGTTCTTGACCTAACTCTGGATGCGCTTCGATAAAATCATTCATCATTGCATCCATAGCACTATTATACTCTGTCTCAGCTTTTCTTGCTTCTTCAGCTTGAAAACGCTGTTCGATTATATCCTGTGCTTTTTTTGCAGCCATAAACTCAATATACTCTTTCTGCTTTGCAGGATCGTATTCATCGAACTCAGGTTCTACTTCAGGCTCTTCTTGAGGCTGTATAGAAGTCTGTAGTTCTTCTACCATCTTGCGCAGATCACCAAGTTCATTGGTCTGTCTGCCGTTTAGGCTTTGTAAGTTAGTATAAGACTTATCCCTTTCCTCAGCGAACTTCAAGAGATCTTCAACGGAATCAAATTGATTATCGCCTACTTGTAACTTTTGTTCTTCTGATTCTGGGGTCTCGGTTGATTCTGCTTCAACCTCAGCTTCTTCATTTACAGGAGAACTTTCATCATACTCTTCACCAGATAGTTCTTTTTCCTTATCAATATATTGAAACTCAGATTCATTCATTTGACATTACTCCTTCTCCACTCATTTGTGGGGGTTTTTGTTGTTGTTGTTGTGACTGGATTTGAGCTTGTCTTTCTTGCTCAAACTTCTCCAGTATCTCATCGGAGGCTTCCATGTCGGATAGTTCTACGAATAATGGAAATAAGCTAGCATATCCATTACGAACTAATTCCCCAACTTGGTTCGCCATTAACGCTCTCATCGTAGGAGTATTTTGACCTTGATCTAAGACCACATCAAACTCCATGTTCGAAAAGTTCGTTAAAAATTTGTTTATGATTTGGTTCACTTCTGCTTGTTCTTCAGGTTCAACTGATTCAAACTCTGAACCGATAATTCTTTGTATCTTCTCTACAGAGTAATACTGTTGCATATTACCTATCGCCATCTCTAGCGTATTCTTTTTACAAGTATCTAAGTTCTCCATTTGTTCCATTAATGTATTCATGCCTTGACGAATACGAGTCTGTACAGCGAGTCCTGACTCCGTAGAAGAGGTTGCCCTACCCATCATCGGGTCTGTAGCACCACTAATTTCTTTTGCATCGAAATCACTACGCTGTTCAAATGAAGCTATCGTTGGTACAAGTGCTGTATGCTGATTAGACCATTGACTCATAAAATCAGATATTCTTCCTTTGTAACCAGGAATACCGATCCATTCCCCATTCGCAGAAGCTCTGTTCATCTGTTCAGCAGTTACCTTGTTGCCTGTAAAGATACCACCACCCTTTGGAGAACGATTAATAATATCTAAGGCTTGTGACCTACGCTTATTCTTTTCTCTTTGAGGGTCTTTTAAATTCTCTACCAATCCAAAAGTTTCTACGGTATTACCATAATCTTCAAAAGTATAGAAGAATGGTATTAACGGAAACTGATTATGTCTATAAGGATTTGGTGTTTTTTCCTGTAAGACCCTTGCACCTGCAAAGATAGTAACATATGTCTTTGGTACTGTCTTTGTAGCTACTTGAAGTTCTACAGGTGCAACTTCCATCTCAGGTCTTTCCATTATCTGCCTAATAGCTTCGTTGGCTTTTCTTTTGGTCTTAAATCCTTCCTGAGAAAAACGACCTGACTTTGGATTTACAATGAAAAATTCTTTTTCATACTCTCTTTCCCATAACTCTACAATACGAATCTTCTTCTGATGTGCATCCATATTATAGGCTTCCATGCTCTTATACCCATAGTTAGGGTCTACATTCTTATATTTGTTGCCCATTTGCATCCCTAAGAGCGTTTCCTCACCCATAAGGGGTTCTTGTATATCTTCAGCTTTTTTAATGTCTTTAAGCGCATCTGGGAACATATTCTTCGCTTGCGTGATAGATAATAGTTTAGTACGAGCCAATCTACCCCATTGAGAACAATCGGGAGTGGTCGCTTCGGGATCCATCAGTACATTCGCCCACGACTCCCTTTTAATACTTATCTTACTATCAAAGTATTCACCTGGTTCTACGGACATATCCACCCATCCTCTACCTGTGATCACACCGTCCTTAAATACACGACTGAAAACATTGTGTAAAGACTGACTTTTATCTAGGTGATATAATAAAGAAGTAATTAACTTAGCTTCATTATCATCATTCATTTCTACGGGTCTGGCACGGTACGATGTTCTGCCCTGCCGTTCAATTCCTGTCACTAGATTGACCTTCGGAAGAATAATGTTAAGCTGAAGAGGAGGACGACCTTCAGCTCTTAACTTGGAAATGTCGGCATGATCCCATTGTCCAGTTCCGTACCCACCCGTGTAAAAATACATAGATTCTCTTGCAGACTTCATAAACTTCTTGTTACTACTCTGCATTGCTTGAAAAACTTCGTGTAAATATGCTAAATCGCTCATGTACCCATCCAACTTGTTGCTTGTCTAAAGAAACTAGGAGTTCTATACGAATCCCTGCGTTTTGGTTTATTCGCACCTTCAACAGCATGAACCAGATACCTGACACAGTCCATAGCGTGGTCATTTTTCTTCACAGGCTCTTCTGGTGCGCTTTTTTCACTATGCCCGTGTTTTAATTCTTTCCATTTGTAATCCATCATCTCATCTAATAAGAATCCCATATTCCTGACATCAAAGAACTTTAATTGACAATGTCCGTTCTTATCTGTCGTTAAGTATCGTGCTACCCTATCAAATCCTGCTCTTTTGTCGTTATTGGCTCTCTCCCACTGTATGCCATATTCTTCCCACTCATCAGCAATAGAATAACCGTCCCTCTCCGTCCTGTTGATAGATGGATCTGCGATAAACTCATAGTCCATACCCGTCTCCAATCTATCTTCTACCATCGGTACTATCTCATCAATTCTCATCTCATCGCCATAAATTATATCATATACATAGATATTCTTCTCGTCATCTACGGCTGCAAATAGTATGCAGGTCGGGTTTTTATAACCATAGTCGTAAACCACATATCTATTCCACCACTTGGGCATTTCAAAGGGTTTTATCACATGAATCTTTTCGTCAAACATCGGATAGACCAAACCTGCAAAATCATCCCAACTGCAATATACATAGCGATTAACCCACATTGGAGGCATGGAGAGTAAATGTTTGATGTAATCTGCAGGGAGGTGTGGGTTATCGCTATAAACCTTGACTTCTTCGTCTGTTTCAGGTGGAGGTACATCGGGTGTCCAAGTACGAGTTTCTATCAGTCTGTAGTCACCTTTTGTCTCATTTTGCTTTTTCTTATGCTGTTTGAACTTTTTCCATACCCAATCATGTCCTGCAGGGTTGCAAGTATGGAAACTACAACGCATTACACCCTTCTTTCTCAACTGACCTGCTGCAGCAATAAATGTACTTTCAGAAACCTCTTCTAACTGGTCAAAGGCATACCACCCTAGATTCATCGATTTAATACGCTGTATCGAGTCCCTAGAGTCATCTAAAGCCATATACACGATCCTTGAACCATTCTTAAAGATGATCTCTCTATCTTGAGACCTGTGCTTGGAAACAAAACCACCTGCTAAGTCCAGGAGTTGAATCAATGTCGATTTTTTGAACGCATCTAATACTTTTCGT